ATCAATAATCATATCTGTTGCTTGATATTTTCCACTAGCATAATGTTTCTCATATGTTTTATCTACATATCTTTTTATTTGTTTTATTGTATTTTTTTCGTTGAATTTATAATCAACCATTATTTAAACTCCTCTGGTAAAGTTTCTTCTGTGTACCACTTAAAATTATTCGCTTCTGCCCATTCAGCGTGCGTTCTTTTTGTTCCATCTTTTCTTTTCTTAGCTCCTGGCATTGGAGAATATGGTTTCTGAAATAGAAACACAAGCTCCATTGTATCAGGTAGAGACTTTCTAATCCAGATATATTTACTATACTCTGCATGATCCCAAAACCTACCCTTTGCTTCTATAAGTACTTTATCTTTTATAAAGTCTGGTTCGTAGTTGTGGTGTACAACGTAAGGTATTTTATCTGTATGATGATCCCAAGATTTAAGAACACCTTGATGTAATAGGTATTCCCACTTACTATCATATCCTTTAGGTACGTTCTTTTCTCTTGGTCTTACTTTTCTTGGAAATCTTTTAGGCATCTAAGTCCTTTAAATTAAAGTTAGGGTTTCTTTTTCTTTTCTTAGCTCCTGGCATTGGAGAATATGGTTTCTGAAATAGAAACACAAGCTCCATTGTATCAGGTAGAGACTTCCTAATCCAGATATATTTACTATACTCTGCATGATCCCAGAACCTACCCTTTGCTTCAATAAGTACTTTATCTTTTATAAAGTCTGGTTCGTAGTTGTGCTGTACAACGTAAGGTATTTTATCTGTATGGTGATCCCAAGATTTAAGAACACCCTGATGTAATAAGTATTCCCACTTACTATCATAGCCTTTAGGTACGTTCTTTTCTCTTGGTCTTACTTTTCTTGGAAATCTTTTAGGCATCTAAGTCCTTTAAATTAAAGTTAGGGTTTCTTTTTATTTTCTTTTCAAACCATTTTAAAGTAAACGCACTTAACCTGCATTGTCGATTAGAATAAAAATGTGTTTGTTCTGGTAAAAACAAATGCATATTATGTTTATTAATCTTTGCAGGTTCTTCTCCATCTGGAGTCATAGTTCGTAACCAATCTATAAACAATTGTTTAGCTTGTCTTCTTATTTTTTTAGATCTTCTTGCGCTCATGCTAAAATCTCCTCTACTTTAGGTTCTTTCTCAACATGGGTTAAATAAGTAATACCTTTTGAATATTGAAAAGATCTAAGTCCTTGACCATCGTTAGAATCTTTATGACATTCAAACTTATGAGGACAATAAAAACATTGTCTACTTAATTTTAAGTTACCTGACTTACCTTCTGGTACTGGTTTAAAACAAAACTTAGGAGGCTTCTTAGCTTTTACTATTTGCTTAATAGTTTTTATTCTGTTTTTAATATTAGGTTTGTCTAACTCTTCTGGTCGATACAAAGTAATTTGTCCTGTCTCTTTATTTAAAACAAGGAAGCCACCGTTAGAAGTTTGCTCTGCTTCTTCATATCCTGCAAGCTGTGCAAGATAACCAAAGCTATCGTCTTCTGCTAAAGATCCATCTTTAAATTTTTTAAAAGAGAACCCAGAAGCTGTCTTTATATCTACAACTTCGCCATCAATAACACAATCCATGTGTCCTGATATGCCAGATACTTTGACTTCTTTTTGTTCAGAAGTAACTGTGTGTCCTGCAAGTCTTACAAAGAACAACATCAACACTTCTAACAAGTGGCCATAAAGAAATTTAATATAAACACTAGGCTTTAATTCTGTTTCTCTTTGCTTTGGAGAATTTAAATCATACCATAGTTGTCTGTCAGGTCTTCCAATGTTAGACATGCGAAGTCCTTTTGTTAAAGAGTTGTCTCGTTTAGGAGGTGAAGCCCAATGCTTTAGAGCATCTTTCATAGCATCACCAAAATCATCTAACTCTTTGTTAGTTATTTTGATTTTTTTACCTTGAGATAATACACCTATCTTCTTGTATATGTCTGTTACTAATGTGTCTAGTTTCTTCATATTCTATTTATGATTTGTTTAGCTTCTTTAACAGAGACTTTAAACCATTCTCCTTTGTGTTTTGTTGAAATCTTTTTTAATTTTTCATGTGCTAATTTTTCTGCGCTTCTTCTATCTTCAAAGTATTTATTATAGCACAAGTTATAATCTCTGTGTGGACTAGCTGTTTGATATTGGTTACACCTATCTTCTGCGTCAACTGCCATACCAACTTTTACCCAACTATCCCAACAAGGATTAGATATAATGTATACATATCCTTCTGTAGATTTTTCATAGCCTTCTAGAGAAGAGAATGCCAGATCAGTAAATGTTTTATATCTTCCTGGTTTATGAAGTGTATGTGTCTTTGGTATATATTTACCGTTAACATACATTCTCTCTAAATTATTTTTGTAATAACTTTTTATGTTTGCTTTATCTTTTTTTCTACATTCTTTACAAGAAGACTGTCCTATATTTACATTGTTTTTTGTAAACTTATGATACTCTGATAAATTTTTTTCTTCTTTACATACGGTACAAATTTTAATGTGTTTCATATTTTTTCCTTAGAATATATTTATCAACTAATTGTTGAGGAGTACTGTACAAATACCATTTATTCTTACCTTTGACTCGCCATGAACGACTACTTAAACTAGCAATATATTTATCATTAATTAATATTAAACCTGATGTGTCTGCATAATCTAATTTAATTTTTTGACCAGTTAATAAAAATTCTTTTAGCTTTTTTAGTCTATTAAGATGTCTTCTTTCAGGATCAGATTGGTACATTTTATCATTAGTAGAATAGTCATAGGATTCTATCGCAGCTAATTTTTTTTGTACGTTAATCATTTCTTCTAGTGTAGGAAGATCTTCTATACTTACATTTTCAGGTAATTTTTTCCTGATCTTTCTTAGTTCACTATTCCAGTAAGATATTCTAGATCTTCGAGAAGAAAAATATGAAGTTCTTCCTTTTTCTTTAATTACTTTTTCAAAGTTATCTAATTCAATTAAATCAATTAAATCATCTTTAGTTAAATCTTTAGTGTGTTTCACTCCAGTTAGCTCCTATGTTGTATTCACCATCCAAAGGACAATGCATGTTAAAATTTTCTCCTGCTTCTATTATAGATCGAACACCCATAGCACCAATTAATTCTGCTTTGTCTTTAGGTACTTCCATCTGCCACTCATCGTGAATGTTAGCAACAAACTTATATTCAAGGCTTGCTTCTCTAAGATGCTTATCAAAAAGTATCAGGGCTTTCTTCATTACGACAGCACCTGCACCTTGTAGTAAACTGTTTAAAGAAGCGTGTTGATTTCTTATAAATATCTTACGACCATCTAACCCTTTGAGGTATCCTTTTGTTGACGCTCTCGTAACTCTATCTCTAAGAGACTTAAATGATGGTTGATTATCAAAGAAATATTGTCTAGATCTCTTGCCATCTTTTTTATTTCCTCCAACCACGCTTCCAAGTTTTTCATCTCCTGCTCCGTACATGAGGGCATAGATGAATGTCTTCGCCTGATCTCTTGATTTAAGTCTAGCAAGTTTTTGATTAGAGGTGTGTATATCTCCGTTAATGATTTCATTTGTGTATTCCTTATCTTTCATATAGTGTGCTAACATTCTTATCTCAAGACCAGAAGCATCTATTCCTAATAGGACATTACCTTTATCAACAGTCCAACATTCTCTACAGATTTTTCCATATGGTTTTCTAGTACTGGGAATTTGACCAGTATTGGGATTGTAATGCGTCATGCGCCCTGTGATAGCTCCGTTAGAAATAACATTACCATGTATTCTTCCGTCTTCTTTAGCTACAGAATCTAGCCAAGATTGTACTTGAGCTATACGTTTTTGAAGAAGTAAAAACTCTGCAATAAGTTTAGCCTCTGGTATGTGTTTAACTTTTTCTAGTGTTGCTTCATCTACAATAGGTTGTCCTGTTGGTGTAAACCTGTTGGGCTTCCAACCAAACTCTATTAAGTATTCACCTATTTGTTTTCTTGATCCTAAGTTAAACTCAGTAATCTGTATTCGTTTAAAAGAAGTAACACATCCTGACTTAACAAGTTCTCTTTCTTCTTCTGATAACTGAGTTCTTTTTTTATTGAAGTGGTCGTAACCCATTCTTTTAGAATAGCTTCCATCTTTTAATTTATTTTCTTTATGATTAATTAAAACGATATGTTCTGTTTCTCTAGGCTTAAATGTTTTCTTAACCTCCTCCTCCACTTCTGCCTTCCGTTGAGTAAGTTCAGCTAAAAGAATACTGGCTTTTTTATAATCAAAAGCAAAACCATTTTCTATTTGTTTGCTTATTATTTTTCTTGTGTCGTGTTCTAAGTCAATGCTTTCTTTACTGAACCCTGCGCTTTCTTTGCGCAGAGCTTCTAAAACTTTAACATTTATTTCGGTATCTCTTATACAATATGTCAACATCTCTTCGGAGAACTTACTGAAATCATTGTGATCTCCTTTTTGAAATCCAAACTTATCTCCCCACGCTTTTAATCCGTGACCTTTATCTCTACTGGGATTAAGTAAGTTAGATAATACTAACGTATCTATTACCTTACAATAGTTATATAGGTTTACACCATATAATATATCCAAAGCAGGTATATCAAACCCTATAATGTTATGTCCTATTAAAGTGTCAGCAGATTTTAAAAAATCTATTCCTTCTTTAATTTGATCTGGTCTAAATATATATTGTTTATTGTTCTCATCAATAGCTACGATACACCATGTAGTAGTTAATTGAGGTATAATAATATCTAACCATTTGTTTTGTTCTTCATCATAATATCTTGAATCAGTTTCTCTTAACAAACCATTTGTTTCTATATCAAATACTAATTTCATTAGAAGTCCACCTCGCTGTCATCTAGTCTTAACTGAAACTCGTTGTACTCTTCAGATAACCTGCCTGTGTTGTGATCATAAACTAACGCAGTAGCCATACCTACATCACCAGTATACCTAGATTTAAGTACTCGGAGTTTAGTTGTTCTAGATTCTAATTCATCATCAGATTGCTGGTTACGCTCTAATGCTATAACGCAGTCAGATAGTTGTGCGATTGCTTGGCTACCTCTAAGGTGAGATAGGTTTACTTCAACTCCGTTCTCATGTCCTCGGTTTCCTTCTACTCTACGGAGATGAGATACTAATATTAAACCTGCTCCTGTTTCTTCTACCATGCTACGGAGTCTTGTCATAATATTATCAATAGCTCTACGTTCATCTCCTTCTGCCAGAGAACTAACAAGCATGTGTAAATGATCTACGATTACCCACTTACAATCACAACCAACTATAAGGTATCTAAGTTTATTAAAGATAGCTTCAATGTCGTTTGTTCCAAAGTGAGCGTGTATAATTACATTGTCATTACCAAATAAATTATTGTATTTTTCTGTAAGATATTCTTGAGAATGTTCATCTCTAATATGGTCGATATATAAACGTGAGTTAGTTTCAATAGATAAGATACCATCTACTGTTCTCTTCCAATCTTCCTCAAGAGCTATGATACCTACGTTGTCCTCTGTAGTATTTATAATCCAATGCTCTAGCTCTCTTGTTATTGAACTCTTACCAAGTCCTGTACCGCCTGTAAGGGTTACAAGTTCTCCTTGTCTCATACCATACAGCTTTTTATTTAAGCCTTTCCAAGGATAAGGAACACTATCTTTTTTATCTCTGTTTAAAAACTCGTGTTGTTTTTCAGATACTCGAATGATACCTGTAGGTGTGTAAACTTTAGCATCCCACCAACAGCTCGTAAACTCAAGATGTCTTTTCTTTCTAAGCATGTCGTTAGGATCTTTGTATCCAGTAGGTAGCGTATAGATTTTAGCTTTACCTGGTTTTAGAAGTCTTGCTACTTTATGTGACGCTTCTTTTCCTTGCTTGTCTGTATCGAAACAAAGAACCACGTTCTCAAAACTTTCTACATATTCTAAGTTTTCTTTTATATCAGCGACTGCTCCACTAGCTCCGTTCTTTATGGAAACAACTGCCCATTTACTACCAAGTAATTCATAGGCTGCCATTGCATCGCATTCTCCTTCTACAATTGTAATGTACTTTCCCCCTTCTTTAAAAAGATTCTGTCCAAACAGTTGTGTTTCTTTTGGAGAACCTTTCCAATAGAAATCTTTCTTGGCTGTGTTTCTAACTTTGTAAGAAGTTCTTTCGCTGTCGATAGAATAAGGGTAGTGGTGTTTGGCTATGACTCCTTTAGTATCGTAAGATATTCTGACTCCGTATTTCTTAGCAGTCTCTAAAGATATTTGCCTGTCTGATAAAGGAGCGAATACTCCTTCTTGGTTTGGTTCTTCTCTGATTATATTTAGTTCGTCCTGATCTATAAAGTTTTCTTTATTTGTTTTCCTAGCAACAAACTCTTCACAGCTAAAACATTTGGTAGAGCCATCTGCATTAATTGAAAGGGCATCACTACTCCCACAGTCAGGACAAGGCTGATATTTCTTAACAAATTTAAGTGGTGGGTTTGACATTTTATCTCCTTATAAAAAAGCTAGGCACTTCTTAACTATCTTCGGTTCGTACAACCTTTAAGAAATGACTAGCTTTATGTTAGTTAATTGTTAGATTTTACTGCTTCTTTTTTTTCCTCCTTATTATCTTCAACTGGTTTATCTTTTTGATAATCTAAAATGAGTTCGTTACGATAAGCAGTAAGCAGTATGTCTTTCTCTTGAACTTGTTGAGCTAAAAGATTTCTGTCATTCTGCAAACTTTGTAATCTAACTATAATGTGTTTAGCATTTTCTGATAACTCGTCAGAATTTATCTGCACACCATCAATAATAATAGATGCTTGGTTTTCTTCTGTCATTAGAAATCCTCCGAATCAGACGCGACAGCTTCAAACTCATCGCCATCTCCTGCTTTATAAGATACTAAGTTAAGAACTTGCATAGCTTGGAAATCTAATCCCTTAAATTTACCATACTTGTTATCAACTTCCCACTCATTAAACTGTACTTTAACTCCTGATCCGTTACCAACAAGAACATCATCTTCTATTAAGTTCTTTTGAGCATCAACAAGTTTAGGTGGTTTGCGTACCATACCATTAGGGCCATTGACTTTGCGCTTTATAACTAAAGCCTTACCAACAACCTCATCATTTACAACTAAGGTCTTAACTTTAAAGCCTCTGCTTTCGTACTTAGATGCAACCTCCTCATCAACTACTAAGTCTACTGTGTAGACAGGTTCGTATTTGAGATTAGGATTTCTAACACTAGCCCAATAAGCTAGTCCACTTTCTATTGCCATAATCATTTCCTCTTTAGTTGGCTGTTAAAAATTAGGAGTGGTTTCTCTTCACTAGACCACTAGCTAGTCTGTTACCAGTTAATACTGTTTTGATAAGATACATAAGGAGATAAAGAGGTAAAACAATATTAAAAAGATTTGTGACATCATGGGGAAATTATACGCTCCTCATTGCTCCTGTGTCAAGTCCTATATAACTTTTAAATTAAAAGACATTTCACATTTAGTTTGTGCTTCATCTTTAATTATAAAGGGAAGATTAGATACATAACTACTCACAGCATTCTCTAATCTTGAAGGTGCTTTATTAGAAACAACACTAGAAACAACCGCTTCACCCTTTGTATTGATATCAAAGTGAACAGTTAAATTATAACTTCCTTTTCTTTTAGATCTATCGACTGCTCTTTGTATTCCTTTAGTGCTGTTCTTTTCACCAGGATTTAAAGAAAAACTACAATCCTTTTTAGGATAGGATTCTATTGTAGTGTTTTTCTCTTCTACGTTTCCTCGTATATCTTCTAAAGGAACTGGTGCAGCTACAGGCTCTTCTGTTATTTTTAATAACTCTATCTCCTGTAAAACATACTGAATCTGTTCTTTTAAAGTTGAATCGTTTTGAATTACACTATTGATTGTAGTGTTTATTTGTTCCATATCTGCATTAAGATTGCCGATAAATTCTTCAATACTTTTCCTAGACATCTTAACTTCGTATTCAAAGAATCTTTTATTATCTTCAATAGATATATAAGCGTTCCTTAGTTCGTTGCTCGATATGGATTCCATAGATCTATTACGAACTTCTAATATATCTTCCTTAACTTCATTAAGCATTGAATCAACATTGTAAAACGACTGTCTAGTACCTTGAAATTTATCTTCAACATAATCGTTATACAGTTTTAATCCTGCAACATTTATTAACAAAGCAATTACTATTGCTATCGTTGTTGTTTTATACATAATATCTTACTCCGTTTTGTAGTAA